TTTAAGACGCAGGTATTTTGCTTGACAGCAGCATAAAACCTTGGTGAGGGGTAGGAATGTCACCATCAAGAGGGATCTGGATCTCGTCCCAAGTACTCAGCGATCCAAAACTAAGACACATCGACAAACTGATCCTGAGCTACGTGCAAGGGTTCAGCGGAGATGAAGGTTGCTTTGCTAGCAACCGAGCGATAGCGGAGTTGTTAGGTGTACAGCACCCTAACAGCATTCAGAACAGAATTTCGGTCCTTGTTGAGAAGAATTACCTCCGCAAGAAAGGCTCTCATGGGTACAGGAAACTCTATCTAGGAGAAAAAATCAAATGATGTACTCAAGTAAACCAAATGGTTTAGGGTAGTAAATCAAATGGTTTACATATAACTAACTTAAAACTAAAGTATAACTAATTAGTATTATTACCTTAAGGGTTTTAGCACCTAAAATGATTAGTTTTTTAGTTGAGTTAGTTAGTTGAAGGTAAGTGTGAATCTAAGGTGAAAGTTAAGTTCACCGTTCGGGGACGTAAATCCTCACGGATTTCCATTAAGTTTCCCCGCTAACCAGTTAAATAAATGTAAAGTGAGGTTAAGTTGTTGACAACGGTGAGTAAGTCCACAGAGTGCAGTTCATGGATAAAAACACAAAACAGGCAGTGGGCGCCGAAAAGCCCACAGTATCGGGTCTGCTAGAGCAGACTCTTCGGGCGATGAAGCCCGACAATCAGATCGAGTTCGAGGCCGCAATGTGGTTCGAAGAAATTGAAGCCAAGCAAAGAGTCTCTGAGCAAGAGATGGAAGAATACTACCAGAGAAAAGGGGGAATGGAATGGAGCAGCTAACATTTAAAGAGCCTCTGGCTCGAAGCACAGATCCAGTAACCAGTCACGAAGCAGCGGTAGATGCTTCTCGGTTTTCTGGGAACAACAGGTCTAAGGTCCTACAGTTGCTGTACTCGTTCGGGGCTCTGACGGACTATGAGCTATCCGATAAAACAGGTCTACAGCAAAATTCTATCGGCAAACGCCGAGGAGAGTGCAGTCAAGCTGGATTGGTCCAAGCCTTGACCGACCTAGACGGTAATCCTGTGAAGGGAAGGACTCCTAGTGGCAGTAAAGCCATTAGGTGGACCCTCACATCTAAGGGCGTCGAATTCGTCCAAGGAGGTATGTCATGCTAGACGTGGGATCAGTTATCACGTTTCGGTTGCCTCCAGCCGACATCCTTTATGCGGGTCAGGTGATACGTATGAAGGAGCTGCCAGACTCCGACTACAAGGTGGAGGTTCGAGGCAGGAGTGGTCGCTCTCTCGTCCTAGATAGCTTTCACGACAGTCAGGGCATGATCTGGCCTGACTACGCTCACGCTGATGCGTACATCGAAGACGGATGGAAGGGTCTTTGCGAGAAGAAGTTAGTTGACACTTACTTCTTCGATGCAGAATCCGCTCGCAAAAAAGATGCTGCGGATAGAAAAAGAAGAAAACCATCAATGGTCAAGGAGGACCAGCGTTACAAAAACGAACCACTACACATCAATGTACCAGTTGAATAAAAAAATAAACTACACCTTCTTCGAGGAAGTAAAATCCTTATTCGGAGTCTCGTTAGAGGATCTGAGGAAAAAATCAAGGACGGAGCCATTGGCTTCCGTCAGGGCGTTGGTAGGTTGCTACCTGCACAACGAGCTGGAATACAGTCGTAACCGTATTGCAGAAATACTGCATCGGGATAAGACTAATATCTCCCACTATTTCTTCAACCATGAGGACAGAATGGATGCCGACAGGGCATATCGAAAAAGCTACAATGCTTTACTAGAAAGAACAAAGGATCAAAACAATGTGCTTTAACTACGAAATCAATAGCGATACTGCCTCTCTTGAGGAAGCAGTAAAGCAGATAGACAAGGACTGGGATGATCCAGTCATCATCTCTAGATGGGACGGAGAACGAGTTACGTTTGACTCCGGTCCTAGGGCGGTTTTTCACCCAACTCTTCTAAAGGTTTGCATGTGGGACGTAGGTGACGTTCTAACCGATGAGCCTCTAGACGATGTAGCCGACGAATTGATAAAAGAAACCCTTTATAAAATAATATGAGCACCCCACAAGAACTTAACATTGCCCTTTCAGGGCAGATAGACGCTGTTATGCAGCGGTACTTCCCAGATGCTAAAAAGCGTGGGAGCAACTACGAGATGGGCGATCTCGACGGGAACAAGGGCTCCTCCTGTGGAGTGTTCCGAGCCAAGGGAGGAATATATCTGGCAAAGGACTCAGCTACAGGCGAGTGCATCCCTATACTCTCTTTGATCGCTAGGAAGCACAGCAACTGGAAGGAGGCATTCACCGAGGCTCGACGAATCTGCGGGTTGCATGACCTAAAGCCTGTTATAAGTGTTGAACGTCCTAAAGTCTCTCAGGACAGCAGCACTGCACTAGGACCGATGCGGGGAACTGAGGCCATGAAATACCTGTCTCAAGATCGAGGTCTGTCTGAGGCAGTCTTAAAGAAATACGAAATCCGATCTCACAAGCGGTACAGCGGAGTGAACGAAGATTTCTGGGCGGCTAGGTTTTACGACGCTGAAGACAATTACGTTATGCTCAAAAGCACTGGGGTGCTGCGTCAGGACGGCAAGAAGGACATCTGGAGCACAAAAGCGTGGCACACACTCTGGGGGTGGAAGAATGTTACTGACAACGACAGGAGCATCCTGATCACCGAAGGTGAGATTGATGCCATGTCTTGGGACCAGATGGATGTAGGGATGCCTTGTCTGTCTGTACCTAGTGGCGTGTCTAACCTAGGCTGGATTGATAACGACTACGAGGCGTTGTCTCGTTTCGAGAACATCTACATTGCTATGGACAACGATGAGGCTGGTCAGAAAGCCTCAAAAGCGATAGCTAAACGCCTTGGTCTGCAAAGGTGCAGGACTGTGCAGTACCCAGAAGACATCAATGACGCTAACGATTTATTGCGAAAACGTCCTACAGATGCTCCCAATCTAGTACAAGCTGCGGAATCAAATGATCCTCCCACAATACGCACAGCAGCGAGCCTAGGCTCAGATGTTGCAGACGAAGTACAGAGATACGAGTCCGAAAAGGCTCATAACCCATTTATGTGGCCTGAACTCCCGTTTAGATTACGTGAGGGCGAGTTGGTTACATTGGGTGGTTACGCAGGTCATGGCAAATCTCAGTTAATGTACCAGATGGTGCTGCACGAGATGGTGGCTAATGATCGCAGGGGATGTGTTGCATCATTTGAGATACCTAGTTCGTCGATGCTCATGCAGATGCTGTGGATGCAGAACGGTAAATGCCCAAATCCCGACAAGATCGAGGACGAGGTGCAGGTTCTTGCAGATAAACTTTGGTTCGTTGAATCCGAGGAGGGTACAGATAACACTTGGGAAAGCCTCAAGGACGATTTCCTGTACGCTAATCGCAGATATGGATGCGACATCTTTGTGATAGATGCACTGATGCACCTCACCGCCAAGGACGATTGGAATGGGCAAGAGCGTATAGCGAAGCAAGCAGCTAAGTTCGCCCTCGATAACCGAGTCACGGTAGTTTTAATTGCACACTGTGATGCCAAGAAGGCGACCACGGCTGGTGTACCGGAGAACGAGCACATACTAGGCGGCCAAGGCATAGTTGCTGCGTCTCACAGTATTGCACTCATCTGGAGGAACAAGGAGAAGGAGAAGAAGCTAGAAGCAGGAGAGCAGGCAGAAGGACCCGATGGGAAGTTCTACGTGTCTAAGCAAAGGAACTCCGGAATCCTCGTTTACAGGGATCTGTGGTTCCAAAAGAGCCGACGAATGTTCCATACCGATATACAGAATCTAGAAAAACTAGAAAAAAATGAAGAAATGTCAGATTGGGACTTGACAGAGGATGATTTTAATGACTTTTAGTACTTATGGACACAATTAAATCATTCGAACGCTTCGGCGATCCTTGGGAGTCAAAATACGGGAAAATGTTTCCGTTCGCCGTAACATTATCCACCGGGGAACAAGTCTTCGCCAACGGAACCAGCGAGTCCCCTTGGTGGGCAACAGTCGGTTCCATCGTTGAAATGACAGTGAAGGGCGAAACGAAAAAGGGGAACAAGAAGGTTTCCTTCGGAAAGCCCGAAGGCGTACAACAGCCTTCACGATCTGCCCCTCCAGCAACTCGTGGAACATCTGGAAACAGGGACGAAGCGATTAGCCTAGCAATGATCTTTAAGATCGCTGCTGAACGAGGCGGCTCTCCAACTGAGAGCTTGGACCTAGCCAGAGAACTATGGGACTCGTTTCAGGAGTTCATAGAATCTCCTACATCTGATAAAATTTCCTCTTCGGAAGAAGAGGCTTTCTAGTCATCATATTATTGTTTGGATACATAGCGAGGGGGTCTAGGGTTTTCATGTTTCCCCTAGGCCCCCTTTTTTTTTTATGAAGAGATTTGATATATCATCTGATTTTTTGCCAACAACTTACCTCGTTCAGGTAGGTGGATCTTTTGAGTCCTTCAAAAAATGGATTCAAGAGTCTGGAGTTATCGAGGATATAGAGCTAGGAGAGTGCAGGGGGTGTTGTTGGACAATTTCTCCTTGGATATTGGTTTACACTGAGAGCAACGACAAACCCCTTATAGCTCACGAAATTTATCACGCTGTTCACAGCACCCAAGAGTACGCAGACTGCAAGGACGAGGAGTTCGGGGCAATGTGTACAGAATTTTTAGCCTCAAAATTGCTATGAGTAAACTATTAGTTATCGGAGACCTACATGAGCCTTTTTGTTTAGACAAATATTTTTCGTTCTGCAAAAGGCTTTACAAGAAAAAGAACTGCAACCGTGTTCTGTTCATCGGGGACATCATTGACTCGCATTACAGTTCGTTTCATGAGCAGGACCCAGATGGAATGTCTGCTGGAGATGAGCTAGACCTGTCTATCAAAAAGGTTGCACGTTGGTACAGGGCGTTCCCAAAGGCTGATGTAGTAATAGGAAACCATGACCGCATCGTGTCCCGTAAAGCTTTTAGTGCAGGGGTAAGTAAGCGTTGGATTCGAACTTGTCCAGAAGTTCTAGGTACACCTAATTGGAAGTTCCACCAGAGCATCAAGATAGATGGTGTTAAGTACTGTCACGGGGAGTCCAAGAAGGGCATACAAAGAGCAAAGGCAGACATGGTTAGCAATGTTCAGGGGCACTACCACACCGAGTGCTACGTGCAATGGGCGGTTGGTGATTCCTTTAGGGTATTTGGTATGCAATCCGGATGCGGTATTGATCACGAAAGCTACGCTATGGCGTACGGAAAACATGGACCTAAGCCAGCAATAGCCTGTGGGTTTGTCGAGAACGGAGGCAAAAGTGATCTAGACGAGGTTAGCGTTTACCCCATGGCTCTATGATTTTTAGATCTAATCCACAGCACAAGGTGTGCGTCCTGCCTAAGGACAGCTCTGAGCGTAAAAAATGGCCGATCTATTCCGGTGTGCTATCCCCATTTCCGAATGCTATAGCAGCAGTGGCGAGACAGTCCTACGCTGGGAACGAAAAACATTGCGACCCCCTTGAGCCTCTGCACTGGGAGCCAAACAAAAGCAATGATCACCATGATTGCCTAATGCGTCACCTCCTAGAAGAGGACTACGCAGCAGTTGCGTGGAGAGCCTTAGCTCTACTCGAAACTAAAATACAAAAAGAGGACTATAATCTGTAGTTTTTTCTTGATCTTTTAAAATCAATCTATCTTTAATAAATTATGTCTAACGAAATAAAAAAAGAAATATCAGATGAAGAGCTAAAAGATCACATGATCAACAACGCCTTCAATAACACTTCGCTCTTGGATATACTTCAAGGGCTTACCCAAGGGGTACTGACCCG